TGGTCCTCCGCGGAGAAATCAAGGAGGCGTGACCTATGGGTATGTCTGGAGACGTCTGGTCCGTAACGCAGCAGTCGGACGCAGACTTCTACGTTGAGGCGGTCACACCCTCGGGTGCTGGCGCGCTTACCGTTGCCAACACGGTCCCTGCGCGTAACGGGGTCGGGTATCAGGTCACGGTCACTTCGGATGGTGCAGACAGCGGGCGTACGTTCACTGTCACCGGCATCGGTATGGATGGTAAGGTGCTGACCGAAGCTATCACCGGGCCGGCTACCACAACCGTCACGGGCTCGTCCTACTTTGTACAGGTCACGGGGGTGTCGGTCGACGCTGCCACCGCGGGCTCGATCACGGTGGGATACGGCGGCAACTTCTCGCTCCCGAAGACGCGCATCAAGCATGTGTACTACGAGGCGAGCGCCACGGCGGGGACTATCACCGTCACACGCGCGAGCGACAGTGCACAGCTGTTCTACCTTCCCACACCGTCATCTGAAGACCACACGGACGGGCTGCTCATGCCGGGTGAGGGCATCCTCACTGCCTACACGGTGAACGACTACGCAACGGTGGCTACGACCAACTTGGTCGTGCTGAACCTCATCTGCGGGTAAGCCCATGGCCAAGACTCCGGCATGGCAGCGCAAGGAGGGACAGAACCCGAAAGGCGGCCTGAACGCCAAGGGTCGTGCCAGCTACAACAAGGCTAACCCCGGCAAGCCGGGGTTGAAGGCTCCGCAGCCCGAGGGCGGCCCTCGCAAGAAAAGCTTCTGTGCCCGGATGTCCGGAATGCGTAAGAAAATGACGAGCGAGAAGACGCGCAACGATCCGAACTCGCGGATCAATAAGTCGCTGCGGGCGTGGAAGTGTTGAGATGCCAGCAAAGTCTGAAAAGCAGCGACGGTTCATGGCTGCGGTAGCAAACAACCCCAAGTTCGCAAAGAAGGTCGGGGTGCCTCAGGAAGTTGGAAAGGAGTTCTCGATGAAGAAGTACCAGATGGGCGGTATGGCCGCTATGGGCGGTGAGACCGAGGAAGAGCGTCGTCGCCGCATGATGCGCGGTGCCATGGGCGGTGGCATGGGTGGTGGCGGTGCGATGCCCGCCATGAAAAAGGGCGGCATGGCCAAGATGAAGAAGTACGCCAAGGGCGGCAAGGTCACCCGCGGCGACGGCATGTGTTCCAAGGGGCACACGAAGGGGAAGATGGTCTGACCGATGGGCCGCACCAACGAAGCTCTCTGGGAGAAGGCCAAGTCGCAGGCTAAGGCGAAGATGGGTGGTAAGCACTCAGCTCGCGCCATGCAGCTTGCGGGCAAGCTCTACAGAGAGAAGGGTGGTGGCTACACCGGTGCCAAGACAAAGGCTCAGAAGAGCATGTCTAAGTGGACCAAAGAAGATTGGGGGACAAAGAGCGGGAAGCCTTCTGGTGAAACGGGCGAGCGTTACCTGCCGAAGAAGGCGCGTGAAGCGCTGACTCCGTCCGAGTACGCTGCCACGACCCGAGCCAAGCGCGAGGGCACGAAGAAGGGCCAGCAATTTGTCCCCCAACCCAAACGCATCGCGGCTAAGACTGCGCCCTACAGGAGGTAGCTGTGGCAGAGAAGTGGATTCAGAAGGCGATCAAGAAGCCCGGTGCCCTGCGTGAGAGCATGGGCGTCAAGAAGGGCGCCAAGATTCCGCCCAAGAAGCTTGCGGCCGCGTCTAAGAAGCCCGGCAAGATGGGGCAGCGTGCGCGTCTCGCGCAGACTCTGCGGGGGCTCGGTAAGTAATGACGACGTCTGGCACCACTGCGTTCAACATGGACTTCACGGAGATCGCCGAGGAAGCATGGGAGCGTGCGGGCCGGGAGATGCGGTCCGGCTACGACCTGCGTACCGCGCGGCGGTCGATGAACTTGATGACCATCGAGTGGCAGAACCGCGGCATCAACATGTGGACCATCGACAGCGGCAGTGTGTCGCTGACTCCGGGTGTGGGGCAATACACGCTTCCCGCGGATACGATTGATCTACTCGACCACGTCGTGCGTACAGGTGCAGGTAGTGAGGCCACACAGCAGGACCTCACAATCTCGCGCATCAGTGTCAGCACCTACTCCTCGATACCCAACAAGCTCACGCAGGGGCGGCCGATCCAAGTCTGGATCGAGAGGCTCCGCGACGCGCCGCGGATCAACCTGTGGCCGGTACCCGATGTGGCGGGCTACGTTTTTGTCTACTGGCGTATGCGTCGCATCGAGGACGCTGGTAGCGGGGTGCAGACCGCGGACATGAACTTCCGCTTCCTCCCCTGCCTTGTCGCCGGGCTGGCCTATCACATCGCCATGAAGGTGCCGGAGCTGGCGGAACGCATCCCGATGCTCAAGCAGGCGTATAGCGAGCAGTTTGACCTTGCTGCGGGTGAGGACCGGGAGAAGGCCCCGGTGCGCTTCGTCCCCCGAATGATGAGGGTGTGACATGAGCAACCGCTTCGCCTCTACCAAGATCGCCATCGCCGAGTGCGACGTCTGCGGCTTCCGCTTCAAACTCAAGGAGCTGCGCAACGTCATCGTCAAGGGGCGCGATACCAACGTCAAGGCGTGCTACGAGTGCTGGGACCCCGATCACCCGCAGCTGAAGCTCGGGGAGTTTCCGGTGGACGACCCGCAGGCTATTCGAAATCCGCGTCCGGACTTCGCTGGTTACCCGGAGAGCCGCGCGCAGATCATCCCGCAACGTTCAGTCGTCGCTACTGGATTTGTGGGGCAGGTTACGGTAGTGGTCACATAACGGAGGCACTGATGAAGAAGATGATGAAGTCTGGCGGTATGTCCACCGCCAAGAAGGTTGCCAAGACTGAGGTCAAGGCGCATGAGAAGCGGATGCACGGCATGAAGAAGGGCGGCGGCGTCAAGATTCGTGGCACCGGTGCAGCCATCAAGGGCACCATGGCGCGGGGGCCGATGGGCTAACAAATGAACTACGTCGAGCTGAAAACCAACATCCAAGACATCTGTGAAAACACGTTCACAGATGCGCAGCTCGCTATGTTCACCCAGCAAGCTGAACAGAAAATCTACAACACTGTTCAGATTCCCGCTTTGCGGCGCAATCAGACGGGCACCTTGACCGCAGGTAACAGCTACCTCGCTACTCCGTCTGATTACCTCTACACGTTCAGCCTTGCCGTCATCGACGGGGACGGCGACTACATGTACCTCCTCAACAAGGATGTGAACTTCATCCGGGAGGCTTACCCGTCGCCCACGGCTACCGGTGTGCCCAAGCACTACGCGAACTTCAATGACACAGCGTTCTTGCTCGGGCCTACGCCTAACGCAGCCTATGCGGTCGAGCTGCACTACGGGTACTACCCGGAGTCTATTGTCACTGCAGGCACGACGTGGCTCGGTACGGAGTTTGACAGCGCACTGCTGAACGGAGCCCTGATCGAGGCGATACGCTTTATGAAAGGTGAGCCTGATCTGGTCGCCATGTACGAGAAGCTGTACGTGCTGGCTATCGGGCTGCTCAAGAATCTCGGGGATGGGAAGCTTCGCGCAGATGCGTATCGCTCTGGGCAGGTGCGTAACCCGGTAAGCTAAGGAGGCTACTTTGGCAATCACGCAAAGCATGTGCACATCCTTCAAAAAAGCCCTTCTCGATGGCGAGATGGACTTCAGCTCGGACACTTCGCAGGTCTTCAAGATCGCGCTGTACACGTCCAGTGCGTCGCTCGATGCGACCACCACGGCTTATACTACCTCCAACGAGGTCACGGGCACGGGGTATACAGCCGGGGGCAACACGCTCACTGTAGTGGCGCCCACTACTTCAGGCACGACCGCGTTCTTGGACTTCAACGACACGACGTGGGCCGCGGCGAGTATCACTGCGCGTGGGGCGCTCATCTACAAGAGCGGCGGCGGTAACCCTGCGGTGGCCGTCCTGAACTTCGGGGCCGACATAACCTCTACCAACGGGGACTTCACGATCCAGTTTCCCGCCGCGGATGCGTCCAACGCCATCTTGCGGCTGGCGTGACGTGACGTATGGCTAGCTCCAACTCGTATATCGGGTGGGGCGCTGTCCCATGGTCTGAGGGTTCTTGGGGCCTTGACCTTATCGAGGTGCTCCCCGACGGCGTCGCGGCTACTGGAGCTGTTGGTACTGTTGGTACCACTGCAGACGCCAACATCGCGGCTACAGGAGTTGAGGCTACCGGTGCTGTAGGCACCGTTGTTACCGTCGCGGGCTCTGTCGTTGCGGTTATCGGGGTTGAAGCCGCGGGTGCCGTGGGCACCGTCACGTTTGTAGCGGACGCCAGCATCGCCGTTACCGGCGAAGTCACGACATCTGCGCTTGGCGATGTTGTCGCGCGCGGCCCCGCGCTGGCGTTCTCAGACGGCTTGTCTGCAACGACTTCGCTTGGTATAGTATCTCTTACGGCGGATGCCCTTGCTGCAACCGTTGGCGTCGTTGCTACCGGCGAACTCGGTAACGTGTTCTTGTGGAGCGACGTCAACGACACGCAGAATCCGAGTTGGCAGAACGTCAGCGACACACAGGCTCCTAATTGGACCCCTTCGCCTAGTGCACAACTCACGCGACGTCCTGCCATTGTGGCGATTGTGCACTAGGAAACTGCCGCTTTGACCTAGGAGGTCTCGCCATGGCTACGCAATACACGTCGATTCTGAAACTTGCGCTTC